TCAATACGCCCTGCCCAACGAAAAAAATACAATGGCTCGCAGGAATACGAGCCGCCCGCCGTTACCTTTATCGTCTTTTCCGGTTGGCTGTCTTTTATATCCGTGAATATGTGGGATATAACAGGATTATCTACGTCATACCTGAACGGTTCAACAGTGAAGATTATAGGTATTTTTCCGAATCGTACCGATAATCTTTCGGGAGATATAGCTGAATGAACAAATGCATTATAATATTTTGACGTATCATTGCTTAAAATCAACATGCCGCTGCCGTTCAACCATTTGTTGATATCATTGATTTTTGAATGGTCGGTGATACCTAAAACAAACGACAATTGAACATTTTTAAATTCGTCCCTGGCTTTATTCAGTGGGTACAATCGCCCCGGTATTTCAACTGTCTGCAATATTCTTTCAGCCTTTGGAGGAATGGGGACACTTTCCAGTATCCCAAATTCCCGACTGTCCTTGCCGTTAAAAATAAAATATCCCATTGTATCACACTCCTAACGCCATTTCAGCTTGTTTAACTTTCAATGCAAGCTTATACGCAGTATCTTCAATGTCATCATCATTATGTATTTCTACTTTATCTATGATTACCGTTATACCGCTGTTTGATTTTTCGGAAGATGTATTGTGATTTTTGGTGTTTGAAAATGATGAGATATCGGCATTGACCATAGTATCAAAGCTTGTAGGCAAAGCATTCTGCATATCCTTAGTGACTTTGTCCATTTCATCAACAAAGCCTACTCCTATACCTTGTGCTAAATATGTTCCGACTTCTTTTTTAAATAGTCTTGACGGGGATTTTATTCCGAAAAAGCTTTTTACTTTATCCATTATCTTGTTTCCCATTTCGCATATTTTATCCCAGATAAAGTCTACACCATCGACAAGCCCGTCGGCGATACCCCTTACAAGGTCGATGCCTAGCTGTTTCCAATCTGTTTCTTTCAGAGTATCCCATATAGCCGATACAATTTCCGGTATTGCTGCAACAATTTTAAAACAAGCTTTCGGCAAACCTTCAGCAAGGGCAGTAATTAAATCAATGCCTGACTGTATAAGCTTTTGAAGATTTTCGGAATTGGTAAGAGTATTTACAAGCTTATCTATAATTTCCGGCAGCTTTTCAAGAAGCGTGGGAATACATTCCGTAATGCCGTCAATTAATCCTACAAGCAAATCAAATCCCGTATTAATAATTTCATCAATGTGTTCAATCAACGTATCACATAAATTAGTGATTAATTCAGGGAGCATGGGCATTAACTGCTCAATGACCTGATTCAAAGACTGAATAAGTCCTAAGAACAATTGCAAAGCTCCGTCCAGTAATACCGGAAGATTTTCTATTAATGCAGTAGATATTTGAGTTATGATTTCAGGGAGCATGGGTATTAACTGTTCTATTACCAAGTTTACGGAATCTATAAGGCTACTGAACAGCATTACAAAACCGTCAAGGAGTATCGGAAGGATTTCCGGTAACATTTCAACAAGTCCGGTTATCAAGGAATTAAATCCGGTAATAAGAGGCGGCAATATTGTTTCAAGAAGCATTGGAAGATTTGTCACAACTGATTGTATAATAGTATTGACAGCTGTAAGCAGAACCGGAAGATACTGCACCGCCATACCGGCTATATTACTTAAAAAAACTGAAATCTTAGCATTAAACTCCGCCCCTGTTTTATCAACTCCTGTCAATACATCTGCAAATGCCGCCAGCACTCCCGCATACCCTTTTTTAAAAGAAGCCGCTATCGGCATTGCAGATTGTGCAATTTTCGAATTCGCTTCGTTTACCGCTTGTTCAGCTTTTTCATAATCCAACAATGCTTTGTGGGATTTTTCGTATTCGGCATTTACCTGCGCAAGTCCGCTTTCTGCAAGCCACTGTAAAGCATATTGCTGTCTTTCTGCTTCACCTGAACAATTTGCAAGCCCGTTGTTAAAATCGTCAAGGCTTGCGCCGCTTCTTTCAATAAGTTCTGCAAATTGTCCTGTTCCTGCACCTGTTGCTATAGTTTCCTGCAAGCTGTCTGCAAGTGATTCTATTTTCAATGTATCAGGAAATTTTATCACCGCACCGCTTAAAGATTCAACAGCTGATTTTATTTGAGTATCGCTGAATCCTGCCGACATTAAATTTGAAAGTGCTTCAATACTTGAATCTGATTCTCCGGTAAGTGCTGTAAGATTTACAAGTTCTTTTTTCATCTCGCTGAAACTATTACCGGAAGTTTTCGCCCCCTGTTCCAGTTTGGCAAGGTCGTTTCTGTACTCTCTGGTACTTTCAATTGAAGCGAATGTTGCAGTAGCCAGACCTGTTGCGGCTGTTGTATAAGCGGTCAAAGCTTTCGCCGCTGCTTTAACAGATGTTGTAACCGCCTTAGCTCCGGTTTCAGCTGTTTTAAAAGTAATTTTAGCGGCGGCTTTAGCAACGTTCTTGCAGACGTTAATAGCCGGCTGTAGCTTTTCCTTGATTGCGGCGGCTTTTTTAGCAGCAAGCTCGAAAGCTCCTTTGACCGAATTTGTGCCGGTTTTTACTTTTTCAAGTACATTTTTAACAGGAGTAAGCTTGTCAGAAATTTTCTTAGCGGCGTCCTGTACGTCCTTAAATGCAGCTGATATCTTTTTTACGTTATCTGATTTATCGGCAAATTCCGCTATTTTAGACTTGAGTTTGTCAGTTGTCTGTGCAAGAGCCAAAACATTTTTATTCTGCTTTGTAAATTCTTCCATCGCCTTTTTGGAAGAATCAAGATACTTTTCGGCTGATGAAAGTTGAGTCTTGAATTTGTCCATTGACTCTTCAGCTCTCATTAAAGAGTCAGCAGCGGTTAAGGCTTTTTTAGAATTTTCCCCGTGCTCTTTAGCCATTTGTTCATACTTTGCCAGAGCGTCATTATAGGATTTCGTACTGCGTTCAACTGCACCTTTAAGTGAATCAACTTTGATTTTCTGCTGTTCAACCTGATTTTGATATGCATTACTTACACCAGAAACGTTTTTTAAAGACGCAGAATTCTCCGAAAATTTAGCGGTAGCTTCTTTCAATTCAGAGGACATAGCCTTTAACGCTCGGTCAATAGACTGTAATCCCTTTTTATATGCAGATTCTCCTCCTAATTCTAACGTTGTTTTAATGGTTCTTGCCATTGCTTGTTTCACCTACCTTGTAAAGCCACATCTGAATAATATCCCCGGGCTGCATTATCATAATTTCCTGATAGCTTAAGCCTATTGACAGTCCTTTATAGAATAGGCGCAAGCGATTTTCACGCCTGCGCCCTAGGAATTTCCCTCGCTTGCTTCTTTTTCGGCTTCCATTTCTTCAAGGTCAATATCCTTTTCAACAGTTTGCACATTGTCAGGAATCGTATACTGTGAACCACCGTTTATTACTGTAAACAGCGTATCAACTAGTTCTGCTCCTTTTGAAAAATCAAGATTAACTTCAAAAAATTCCGGAGTAAATTCCTGCATTTTTTCTCCGGCACTAAGTCCAAGGGATATGTCACAGTTCTTTTTGGCAACCGCACCGTTTGCCAGTGCACATAAAACATTACAAAGTAAATTACATACCTCTAATTCTTCTAGTTCTGCAAATTTTTCTCCCAGTTTGCTTACGTCTCCGCCGCACAAATCAGCTATAGTATTCATTGCTTTGATATTAAAATATAATTCAATTTCATGACCGCCGACATTAATAGTATTCATTAACTAGCACTCCTTTCTTTAAGTGCAACATATGCTGTCTGCAAGCCTGCATAAAGCGCATTGACTTCGGTTTGTGACATATACGATTTTCGTGTAGCCACCTGTACTTCTGTTAATTTATTATATAGAGTCGCCCACGATGTGGAAGTATAATCCTCGGGATCAAGTTCGCTTATTTCAGTGATTTTAGAATTTAACTGCGATCTGTCGCCATTCGGCATTATATTAGCTTTAGCAAACAGCCAGCTTTTAGCAGCTCCTTCCGTTGTGAATATCGCTGTATCTTCGTATGTATCTCCGTCAAATCCCTCTACAACCATTACAGTTCCTTCAATTTCGGGTGTCTGCCATTCGATTGACTGCCCTTTTGTATTGGTCGCATCAGACGGAGTTTTAAACTGTGTTTTGTAAAGCCATGTTGCTTCATAAATTCGTTGACCATTGTGCACCTTTGTCTTATAAAATCCAAAACCCAGATAAGGCGCAGACTGTCCTGAAGCTCGCCTGATTGAATAGCCGCCGCCCGTAACGGAAGATACAATATTACCGAGCATTTTAGCTTGTACCTGTAATCCGTCTGCATAATCATTTCCGAAATCGGTAACACCAAGCTTTATAGTACCGCTTGCAAAGCTTGAATCATTTTCGGCTATCGCATCATCACCGTACAACGGATTACTGTTGCTTTCAATTGTTTTTTCCGCTGTTACAGCTTTACCGATAATAAAACCGTTTCCGTAAGTCGGCGCACCTGTTGCAGAATCATAACCCGTAATCTGCGCCGCTACCGGACATTTCAATCCTATCTTTGCCATAATATCACATACCTTTCTTTTCTATATACTTGTCTAATTTTTCCTGCATAGCCACTGCAACTTCTGCTTTTGCATTGGTTTCTGCTTCGTCAACAAAGTGTGACCCGTTAATTCCGCTCTTACCGTAATTTGTTCTAAATGCTTTTAGAGCATTTCTTACACCTTTTTCATCCTTACCCTGAGGAAAAATGTCACGGAATTTTTTAGCTCTTGTGCCTTTGGCAACGCCAACACTTCTTACCATAGCACCTGTTTCAACGTGTTTGTGTTTTTTTATTGATTTCACCCAGTGAAATTCAATTATTTTTGCACCCTCATCTAGCATTTCCTGCCCTAGCTCACCGTCAACATCTTCTCCCAATTGGCTTAATTCTTTAGCGATATCGTCTAACACATCACCGGAAGTTTTAAAACTTGCCATTATATCACCTCACAAGTCCATGCATAATGTGTATAGCCTGTATCCGGTTCAAAATCAATGACCGGACTGACAGCGGCTATATCGTCCCTGTCAAACAATGCTGATATCTTATCCGGA